ATGCACATGCGGGGTATCAACTTTGTATTAGGTCTCGGCGTCGCGCTCGGCCTGTTAGCAGGCTGTCAGGCGGCTTCACCGGCAACTAAACAAGCCAGCAGTCAATCAAAGACTAGCGCTAAAAGCGTTCACAGCTCGGCTAAACACCAAGCACAAGCACGGCCTTATCAACATTGGCATACCGTCAAAGATGTTCACTTGCCTATTTTGATGTATCACAGTATTTCTAGCGGGAACCAGTTACGTGTCCCCGCCAAAGAATTTCAAACTGAAATGACTTATCTAAAGGCACACGGCTACCGAACGCTGACTGCCAATGAAGCCGTATACGCGCTCAAACATCGGCGAATTCCACAAAAGAAGATTGTCTGGATCACACTCGACGATAGCTATAAAGATAACATGACAGCAGCTTGGCCAATTTTGAAACAGACGCACCAACACGCCACCATTAATTTTATTACCGGCTTTACCCATAAGAAAAACCACTTAACTTTAGCTGATGCTAAGCGGATGCAAGCATCCGGTAATATTGATTTTCAAAGTCACACCGTTCGCCATCTGGATTTAAATAATTTAACTTACCAGGTTCAACTTACGGAATTATCAAGTTCCAAAAAATGGCTCGATCATAATTTACAACAGAACACACAAGTTATTTGTTACCCAGCCGGCCGTGCTAATCAGCAGACCATTAAAGCCGATAAACAGGCTGGCTATCAGTATGCCCTATCAACGGCACCTGGCATCGCCACCAGCACACAGAACCCATACAATCTCACTCGACAACGGGTCGTACCTGGAATGTCGCTAACGGCCTTTCAGACACTATTAACGAGTAATAATTAATTCATAGGACCCTTACTTGTGACACGATCCCAAAACCCTTTTTTATGAGCGCTTAACAGTGCTGTTGTGATCACAACAGCCAAAACGCAAAATTGGGGTTTTAATTTGATACCAATTAGCAAAAGAGAAGCGTCATAATGCTGATATACCAGCATTATGACGCTTCTCTTTTTATCTACCGACGTCAACTTATCACCCGCACGGGGATCGAACCCGTAACTCCGCCTTGAGAGGGCGACGTCTTAACCAATTTGACCAGCGGGCACAAATTCATTTATTATCTTACCGAATGATAAGCGGCTTGTCAAATATAATTAAGATTTTTGCCACCTAAAAATCGTCACAACAACTAAACCAACGAATAAGAGCAAACAGTAGGCCACACTACACCAAAAAACGAAAGTCAATAATTGGGGTAACAAAAAGCTGCGCATAACTGCTAATCCGATGGCCGTGACCGCCCATACGATCAATTGTTGTCGCAGATGATCGAATAAATGATCTAATTCTGACTTCGACATACACTCACCTTCCATTTAACTAGTTTAGCCACCAACTGATACGATATTCAAGCAAAAATGCAAAAAATAGACACAAAGTTTCAGCAAAGTCTTGACAGTATTTGCTGGAAAAGTTACTATTAAATAGTTGTTATTGGGTATTCGCCAAATTGGTAAGGCAGCGGACTCTGAATCCGTAATTTACTGGTTCGAGCCCAGTATACCCAATATTCGTTATCAGCTGTTATCATTGGTTGTCAAAAACACCGTGATTGCAGCTTTTTTATTACTTTAGTTTATCATTAATTGTCATCTCTTTTCACTAAAAGTCAGCCAAAAGGACAGCCAAAAATATAACAAAAAAGCCACTGTTTCCAGTGACTTAATACTTGCGCGGGGCAGTGACTGTTAGCCAACTTTGGTTAGCAGTTTTTTTCGTTAGGCCATTAGTCTAACGCTTATTATCAAGGCAATGACTGCAATAGTAATGTGTATCACAAAAATAACCTTTCTTATAGTTTTAGGTTCATGATAATCAAACGGCCACTGAATAAAGTCAAATACTGACAGAATCATAAAGTTAAACGCTAATAAATTTAGCCCATAAACAGTCACCGGCGTAGACAAGCTGAAAGCCATGCGGCCATATTGTAATATGCTACACGTTATCAAATATGCCGGAACAATCAACAATGTAATATTTACAGTAACTTCGAACAACCATTTTTTAATGAAATAACTCATTTACAAGGACACTCCAGTAAATATTTAACTGCACATTATTAATTATACAGTAAAATTGTTGAAGTTTGGCTATAGTAGCATTCAAACCGTTAGATCACTGTAAAATTTTGCAAAAGCGTGTAATGCTTCATTCTTCATATAATTAAACTTGCTAACACTAACCGATAATTGGTTACAAGCTTCATTGCGGGTGAAATGCTTCTCAATAACGTAATCATGTAAAATAAATTGATATTGTGGATCATCAATTGCATTTAGGGCGTCTTCGACTTCTTTTAGCTGGTAAGACAGGTCAACATGGTTTATCAGGCGGCTTTCAGCGCCGTTTCGGCTGCTATGGCTTGACACTCCATCGAATGAGGGGCTGGAAACTTGATTAAAAGCCGTCAAATCACGTTTTAGTTTGGCATATTGCTTTAATAAATTACGAATTTTCTTAACATCTTGACGCATCGGAATCACACTTTCTGATCCCAGATATATGTATAAAAAAGAGGCTCGGGGGAAGAGCCTCTCACTATAGGATATGATAATCGCCGTTATTACGGAAAAGTAATATTAGGACAAATTACAACATTAATTTTAGTACCAATCATTTCATATGTCAAGCCTAAGCTTCAATTTTTCCACGCAGTTGTTGAATCATACTGACAACTTGATACGGTGTCTTTGTCATATCAGTTACTCTGTTTTGATACCAGAATTGTGTCAGCAAGGACACCGCAAAATCGTACTGTTTATAGACAGTCAGATCTTCATTCTTGCTAACGGCCGTCTGCACGTAGTCCTTAGCGGCGTCTAAATAGCTTTGAATCATTGGATCATCTTCGGTTACATCGATTCGCAGGCTTAGTTTAATGTCGTCTACAGTCACTGACAACTAATCACTTCCTCATAAGTTTAACTTTACTCTCATAAAATTATATGGTATAAATATAGAGTACTCATTGCTCGGTAGTTCAGCGGTAGAATAATTGACTGTTAATCAAGAGGTCGCTGGTTCGATCCCAGCCCGAGCAGTTTCCAAAACACATATTTATCATAAAAGGCCGTGACCTTGAAGTCACGGCCTTTTTATTACCAAGTCATAGCATAATAGATTACCTCAAACACTTTAAAAGCAACATATGCGGCGAATACATACGTGATGATAATACCACTGTATGCAAGGATAAATGTGTTCTTCATGGAATCACTCCTAAAATTATAGCTGTACGCTCTATTAAAATCTGATAAGCGTTATCATCATACTATCACTTGTTGCTTGAAATCCCACTCATTTTGTCTTCCTATTTACCAGCAGTCGCAGTTCCTAACGCCACGTTGATTACAGCGGTTTTATCAATCACTTCATAATCATTCCGCACAATTACGGAAAGACCTTGGCTGAACTGGTCGAACTTGTCCCATTGGGCAGTTACTTGGTTACGCCGGAAAACAGCCACCGCTTGTGATAAGTCCCCCGCAATCATTGGAAACGTCCCGTCCGCGTTGTTAGCCAGTAATTTATCACTGATCATGACGACTGGTGCCCCTAATAAGGTGAAACCACTGGGTGCTGTTGGATTAGGCTGTAATAAGTAACGGCCCTCGGTGTCCTTGAGTGTATCAAGGTAATTAAACCCGGATTGGTTCACTAGCCACATCTTGCTCAAGGCGGGATCTAACGTCACGTTGAAAATCTTTTTAAGATCATCAATACTGGTGGCCGTTGCTTTAGCAAAGCTACTACCCGTTAACAGTCCCATGATCTGCGTGTTGTCCGTGTTATCAACCAATTGTTGTAATTGCGTTTTGACTTCACTGACAATATCAACTTCGGAGTCTTCCACTACTTCGTTAGATAAGGCAATTTTACCCGCCCGGGTTTTCACATCAAACGGCACTTCCGTAAACATGTTTGCGTCAACGTCGGCAATGTCCGCTAGTTCGTTCTTAGTAGCCAGCACCGCAGATTGTTGACTAGTGGCAATTGGATAAGTCCCGGAACCGCTAGAAACTTGCTTAACCGTTGCATATTGGGCAAGGTTGTAATTAGATTGCTTTAATTGGAAAACAGGGGTAATCAGTTCCTTAGGAATAACGGCACTGGCACCGTCCGTCTTTAAACCGTCCCGAGTTTCCCCGTGCGTCCGTACATATTGTTCAAAAGCGGGAATACCAGTTTTGTTTTCGTTACCATTGTCATTGTTATTGGGATCAATAATTGTTTGTTTTGCCATGTTGTCAGGCTCCTTTTCTTGGTTAATAAATTTTTCGTAGCTACGGGTATCAACTTGAACATTGGTATCGTCATAAGCGGGAACAGCAACCACTGAAACATCGAACAAGCTCTTAACTTGATTAATGGTTCGGGTGATATTGCCATCATCATCTTTAGCCCATTCATCGGTGTTGTCGTCACTATCAAAGCCAAATGAACAGGAATCAACGTTCCCACTTTGAACTTCTTCGTATACATCATTAGCAAAAGGCGTATTTGGTAGTTGCGCAATGAAATGTAGCCCCTTATCGTCCGTTTCTAGCGTTAACGTGCCCGCCTTGACACTGGCTAACACTTGGGTATAGTCGTGGTTATTAAGCATAAGAACGTTTGATAAATCGACACCATCAAGCGCCTTGGGGGTTACAATCTCGGTGAAGCCACCTAAGTCTTTACTTGGCGAGTTCCATACAATTGCATAACCACTAATTGTTTTGCCCTTGCTTGTTTGGGAATCTTTAGGTTGCGGGTCTGCTGAATTTTCAGCTGGCCCGTCTTCGGGTGTTTCTGACTGCGGCGTTTGTGCTCGCAATTCGGCGTCAATCGTTAACCGTCGGTCTTGTTTCATGAATTAGTCACTCCATTCTTTTGTAAGTTTAAGAAAATATTGCCATCGTCAGTTGGTGGCAAGCCAATCTTGGCCCGAGCTTCGTTACGGCTCATAACGCCGCCAGTGAAACCAGCCACCGCTTGGGCTTGTTGCGTTTGCGGATCAAGGCTCAATAGCTTGTCCGTATTAAACGTAAAGTCATGACCAAACTTGAACGACAGCTCGCTGGTAAAGCTATCAAAGTAATGTTGCAACGTGCCTTGCAGGTATTGCACGCCGCTTTGTTCTTGGTTAGAATGATCGTTTTCAACCCCTAAGCGCTCCGGTGGTAAGCCAAAGGCTTTAGCAATTTGCCGGGTCGTCCAGTCATTCGAGTTGACCAGTTTTAACACATCGGTATTTAAGGATAAGTTACTAATATCCATCGTGTCATCGGTCACAATCGTGTTGATCGCGTTATCACCCGTATTGGCTTCATCAAACTGGTTACGAATATTGCCCTTGGCTTCCGGCCCTAAATCAGATTGATGGACTTTAATAATCGTGGTGCCATGCACACCCGCAGTAAAAAAGCCGGTTAGCAATTTATTGCCGGCCGACTGAATCTGGCGCTCATCTTTGAGGGCATATAGAGGACTAATTCCCGATACGCCGTCTTTGGTGAAATATTTAAAATGTAAAATGTTATTAGGCGCGATCTGACGACTGTTACCACCAATCGGGGTATAGGTGTAGGTTAACGCCCCACTGACGTCATCTTGTTCAACTGTCAATTGGTTATTGGCAATCAATTTCAACGTATGATTAGGCAAAATCTCCGCAAAACTATTGCCATTGAGTAACAGGTTGGCCGCCAACGCATATTTGAAATGGTAGCCGTCCATTTGGCTATTGGGGGTCTGATTAATCATCGTGTTAAAAATGGCCGTATCGCAAACAATCGGATTGCTGGCAATATCGCTCGCAATAATGTTAATTGCCGCGTAAATGTCACTATTACGCAACACCGCCGCACTCACAAACGTATACGGGTCATTGCTTGATAAACTAACCAAAGCGTCAGCTACCGGATCATGCGTGCCGCTGGTGGTACTGCTTTTAACGAAGAAACTCATTTAATCACCTCTTTGCTTTTCATAATTAATTAGCAAGGCCAGCAGAATCATGGCTATACCAGCCAATATTAACCCCACTTGCCAACTGATCCAGCAGCCAAAACCAATCACTAAGCAGATTAAGCCAATCACCAACAAGATCGTTTGTACATAATCAGAACAGATCCGCCGCAGTCGCTGTTTTGTAGTAATCTTCTGCATGTTGTTGATCCTCACTTTCTTGGTAATAGTCCATACCCGCTACAAACGCGTTAATCAACGCCGCAATCGGGTCAATCCGGTTACTATTGCGGGCTTTATCTAGTTGCCAACCATTGTTTAGCACTTTCAAGATGGCGTTATTGACCGCATAAGCGAGAATCTTGTTACCGTTATGTTTAATCTTGTCATCGTAAAGCTGATCACGAAAATTGCGGGTTGGAATATTCAAAGTCTTGGTGCCTTGTCGCACTTCAAACAGTGGGTAGCTTAATTTCTCGAATTTTGTAATTAACGTTTGCGCGTTATACGGGTCATACGCGACGGCTTTCACTTTCCAGTTGTATTTTCCGACTAGTTTTTGTACAAAATCAAATAGCTCGTCATAATCAATAATGCCACTATCTAATCGAGTAATACTACACTCACCCGCCCGCTCCATTGACTGGTAATCAATCCCATCACGTTTAATCTTAGAATCAAGGCCGTACTTAGTGCCCACAAACGAATGACTATCACAATAAAACTGACCATTGCCAATTGGTATCAACCAACTAACCGCGGTCAAGTCATTACTTTTTGATAAATCAATGCCAATATAGGCGTCACGATTATGTAAGTCGGGTACCTTGGCCAATTTACCGGCGGCCCAATCGTCGGCTGAAATATAGCTGTCCTCACTGGCTTGCAACCACATATTGAAGTTCTTAACCAGTACCGGAATAAGGTTATTTTGCTTAATTGCAAGGTCAACATCGGCCTGAATTTTCTCCGTCATGCGTTGCTTAACGTGTGGTTCACTGAATAACGGGTTCGCCTTGATCCAATTAGCTTGATCGTAAACTTCTTCGCGGTCGTCCAGTTCCCAGATTGCCACAAAGTAACGGTCAGCTTCAGTCTTGCCCTTTAAAACGTCCGTCAGCATGTCATACTCGGCGTGCATTGGGACATTAAGGTTAAGGCCCGAGGTGGAAATTACCGCCAGCAGGGAGTTATCTTCTTGTGCTTGACCAGACTTTAAAACGTTGTACACCTTGCGGTCTTTAGCTTCGTGCCATTCATCTAAAATAACGGTAGTCCCGGCATAACCATCAAGCGTACTGGTATCACTGGCAAGGGCTAGGGCTTGCGAATCAGTTTCTAAGTCAGTAATGGCTTGCTTCTGTACCTTAATCCGTTGCCGCATGTACTTCGATTGCTTGCGGACTTGCCGTAGCCCACTTGATAGCATGTCGTAGCCTAATTTAGCTTGTTTAAGGGCGTTGCTGACGAATAATACTTGTCGGTTACGGGCGGGCTGACGTTCTCTTAAAAGACCATTAGCGGCCATACCAGAAGCCAGATAGGTTTTACCGTTCTTCCGAGCCATACTAATGAATGCTCGATCATAGCGCCGATTACCGGTTGCTTTTTCACGCCAGCCATACAGCTCACTAATAATCCATTTTTGAAAGGGTTGCATGGTGAGTTGGCTACCGTCAGTCTTAGGCATTAATTCGATAAATTTAACTGCCTGTGCCGCTTCGTCTTCGTCATAGTAGAACGGGAAGCTGTCGTCTTTAGAACGGCTTAAATCGCGTTTAAATCGCTCACACGCCCATTTAATCTTTTGACCAGCCAACACTTGGCCCGATAAAACTTGGTCAACATATTCAATCATGACAACATCGCCTCGAAAGTATCTTCGGGTGTCTTATCTTTCTGCTTGTTTAATTCCATGCGGGCCCGGCTCGATAGCGACATGCCTAAATCATTGGCTAAGGCTTTTAAATCTTTCATTGCTTGTGATTGCAAGGCCACGTACGGGTTGGGCTTACGGGCGCCAGTCTCTTGATTAGTTTGTACCAGTCCGTTCTTACGAATATCATTCTCGCATGTCTGTACGGTGGCATAAGTGCGGCAATAACTGGCTAACATGGCCCGGTCAAGTTCACTAATTGGGGTATTGGCCTTTAAATAAGGCGCTACCCGTTGCCATTCAGTTAAGGCCCGATCATGTAACCAATCTGGCGGGGTTAAATCAAGCACCGGATAATCAAATAACGCTTTTTCAGCGTCTTTACGTTGATCACGCTCATCATTGGTTAAATGTTTCTTCATACTGGCTAAGGCTTTTACTTTTTGGCTCATTCGGAGCACTCCTTTCGTTTAAATTTACGTACCAAAAAGCCCCCACGGGTTAGACCCATAGCGGCTGATTGATACATATATCCAGAATCCGTTTATTATATCTATATTATCGCACATATTTAGGAAAAGTGCAATTAATAACATGTTTATATTTACACATCACCCCCTGACTGTTTATTTGTTCAAATTTCGCATTATTAGTAGTGATATTTCACAATCCAGCAAAATAAGCAAAAAATCAAAATTCAAAAGGGACTTTTACAAACACAAAAGTATGCTGTCCGCTCCTCTCGGGTCGACCATAGCCCCCCATATCAACGTTTCTGGGCTGTCATGCCGTTTTGAATTAGTCTCGTGGACGAAAATTGCGCAGCCAAATTGGATTGCTCACTCGGCCGAAAAATCGTCGCAGTCCATTGCCACTTTCGGCAACGTAGACGCAAAATGCGGGTTGGTTAACTCGGTCGAAAATTTCGACTCAGTAGCTCGGCTTAACAAGCGTAACCAGTGTACACTTGTTAGGTCAGCGGAAAACTCCGCTTAGTATCTCGGCTGAAAGTTCAGCGCAGTATTGCGCAGATCTACTACCTGCGTGATCCTATTCCGCACATTTGCAGAAACGTCTTTTAATATGAACCTTGAGTTGTAGGTATAAAATTGCAACTCACAAATTGTTTTCTCGCTTTCGTATGCTATAATTAATTTTGTGGGAATCAATTGTAGCGCGGTCAGCAATGGCGGCGCTTTTTATATGTTATACTAACAACGGTCATTCGAGTGGTCCTGTGACTAGTCGCCTTAACGGGCGGCTTTTTATTTACCTATCTAAGTTAAGCTTAGGTAGCACAAGCAACCTGTCACGTCATCTTAGCGAGTCAGCTAGTGCACCAAGTTAGTGCGTCGGGGTCGTAACTTGCGACCGCAGATACTAAAAAGCGCCGCACCTTTCAGCACGACACTCATTGATTATTTAGTTTGTTGTTCCCGTTGTTCTCTAGCCAGTCTAGTCTTCCGGTTATGATGTCGGTAACACAGTGGTTGTAGGTTACTTTCATCTAAGCGACGAGACCAGTCGTCTTTGATTTCGATAACGTGATCGACCACATCGGCTTTACGGATCACCCCATCTTGGTAACATTGCACGCATACCGGATTGCTTTCAAGGAACCGCCGTGACAACTTGCGCCATGCTGACGACTTGTAGAACTGTTGATACTTGCTTTCGTCAGAATCGTACATGCGTTTATGATACCGCCACTTGTTAGTCGCCTTGCGATGCTTCTCACAGTAGCGTGTGTCATAGGCAACTAGCGTCCGGCAACCCGGGTGCTCGCATTGCTTCATTGGCTTAGCCATGGCCGTTGACCTTGGTTAGTGTGACCACGTCATAAGCATTCAGTTCACTATCAGAACTAGCGCCAGCAACGCGATACGTAACCCCATCTAATATTGCTTCCAAGGTTGTCGTGATCCGATCGTCATGGCGCACCGCAATTAGCTGGTTAGTTGTCGCAGTTGTACCAGTAAGGCTAATAGTGTTACTGATGGTCAACGTATACTCACCACACCAGACAGTGAACAGTGGCACGAATTGTTGCTTGGTTGTGCCGTTTATTAGATTTTCAACTGACTTGACGGTGCCAAACTGTGCCCGCTTATTTAGTCGACTTAGATTATAGTTCTTCATTAGTTAACCTCACTTGTAAATAATCATGGCACAATATTCTACCAAAGCAGAATCTTCATCTTCACTGCAAGCATTCGTAGAAAACTTAACATCTAAGACATCATAATCCTGCGTTTCCAAACGTTTAATTGCCGATGATACCCCCGTGTCTAGTTCTCTTGGTGTTGGCCGAACTACTGTTTTTGTTTTAATCATTATAGTTAAATCCTTTCTACATATTAATCATCTAATTGTTCCAACATCTTGTACGCATTTTGGCGTTGTCCCTCATCACTAGAAGGATCATTCAAAACTTGGCTTGAAATACTTCGGATAACGTAGGCGTCAGCTAACCACCCTTGGCTTGATTTCATAAAGTGATCGTCACTAAATTGTGCATACATGGGGTACACGAGTTTTAAGTCTCTTACAGTTTCCGGCTCATATTCTCCATCTTCATTTAGGGTAAAGTTCCCAACCAATCCTTTATCTTTTGCTTTTTGAGTTGGATCACCATTTTGGTCTAAAACACCATTTTTAATCAAGACTCCGTAAATATCTGATTTTAATTCGTTAACTCTACTTGGAATAACTGGTCCATATTGTTTAACGTAGATGTTGAAAGCTTGCTCAACCAAACTTGGATAAATTACTTTCATTTCTCTGTTTCCTCCTGTAACTGAAACTTTTCGTTTTAACGTGGTACACGTGGTACACGCGGACAATCGTTGATATAGCAGTGTTTTCAAGTGACTTGGCGTGGTACATTTGGTGGTACAACGTGGTACACTTAGCATTTTCAATCATTGTACGCGAACATATCCATGTGGAAACTTGCCATTCATTCTAATTCTTTTAGCTTCCCAGCCGTCCATATTGTCCATTAATAACTTGATTCGCTTAGCTTCCGAGTTTATTCGCCCGGTTAAATAACGATCCACTGTTTTATGGAAGACAATTTCCATGATTTCCAGAGTTGTTGTTTGGTTGAGTGGTTTCCGTTCATTACTAACTTGATCTTGTAACCACTTAGATTGCTGACCGTAGTCACTAACATAGCTTTGTTTTAAGCTGATACTCATATTTTCCCAGTCTGTGGGAACTTCCATTGCTAAAAACGCTTCGATGGCATCTCGCATAGGGTCAACAGCTTCCGCAGCCATCTGGTACGCCTTAGCCTCTTTCATAGTGGCCTGATCCAGATATAGCAGTTCGCCATTTCTAAACCAATACGCGGCCTCCGCCAATACTTGAAGTATATAATTCTCGTCCGGGTGCCATACATCTAATTTGGCCTTGTTGACCCCACATTTAAGTGGATAGAAGCGCCGTTCACCGGTCGCGTCCTTTAAATAGTCGGTTTGGTTAGTCGTGCCAATAAATACGCATTTACGCGGGTGTGGCAACGCATAGCGGCCGTAACTATTCCGATATGTGTCGGATTGTGCACTAATAAAATTTTTAATTCCCTCAACGTCCGTTTTTTTCATGGCTGAAAGCTCGGCAACTTCAATAATCCAACTACCTTGTAACTGTTGATAATCGTCTTTCTGCTTACCCATTCCTTTCAACGAATCATTGAATTTATCCGGGTATAGATTCTTACCAGCCGTACTCTTGCCAAGTCCTTGGCTTCCCTCTAAGATAGGGACAATTTCAAACTTAACTCCGGGAACATAGGCCCGGGCAATAAGACCAGTTAGCCATTTCTTAGTGATGGTGCGGGTGTAGTGATTATCTTCGGCACCTAAGTAATCAATGAAATAACGTTCAGCACGTGGCTGGCCGTCCCATTCTACTGCTTCAATACGAGCCTTAACCGGATTGATTGTCTTGCGGCGTGCTTCTGTAACTACCGCGTCGGTAATGTTTTCCTTGCTGAATAACAGGTTGTAATGATCTTCAATATAACTTCTCAATAACGTGTCATCACTATCATTCCAAAAACCTTTTTTGAACAGTGAATTGTCTGCTTGTGGTGTTTTGACAATTTGTTCCGAGAACTCGTCAAAGACAACTAGTCCTTTCAACATTTCGTCATGTTCCATAATTAAACGGATATTGTAAAGAGACTGTGTTTTGATCCCATCGTCAGAATTTTTTTTGAAATCATTCTGCCAATCAGCGTCACGTTGCATTTTGATAACATTATTGGCTGCTTCTCGGGTCTCTGCTGGTAAATCCATTGCTTTACCCATTAATGAACCCCCTTACTCTCTCGTTTTAAAATGGATTGAAAAATCACATTAACTTCCTTGCTTGGTAGTGCCGGATCAACGAACGAATCATTAATCACTGACAGCATGTTATAGACTGTCTTGGGATCGGCACCGACACCAAACATTCGACCAGCAATTTTAGTTAACCAAGCATTGCGATTACCTTGGGTTGTCCCGGTTACCATTTCATCTAACAAGCGACCGGTATACTTCTTTTGGCGTGTGGTATAGGCGCGATCTGACGACCAGTTCACTTTTTGCCCCGTCAACTTATCGACTAACCATTGAGGAGCCGGCTTAATATCCGCCAAGGTTCGACCATCTAAGGGTGCATACGGTTTGCCGTTAATCTCACTTGGGGCAATCACCGTGAAGTCACTTAGTAAGTCAATTCCGGGCCAAACGTCAATTTTGCGAACCTTATCACCCGCGTATTTCAAAAAGTAATGCACGCCGCCGTTAGCCGTCCGTTCAATGTAAGTATCTTTCGGCAACGTCAGCCCTTGCTTGAATAATCGTGCCAAGCTAGTCCGACCGTTTTTAGTTGGCTCGTGCATATCAATGTCAACAACTAATAAATCAGATAAATCTAGTCGCAAGCCTAAGTTGTAAGTGGGGTGCTTTTTAAACCATGCGAAGATGGTGTTCTGGTCACTAGTTGCGGCTTGGTAGCCGGCCACCCCTTTTGGTGGCTTTTTCGTATTCTTAATCAGTGGGTAAACCGCATAGCCTTGTTGGGCCAGCTCAATGGCTTTATCAAGCGTTGCGAACTCTTTCATTTTTCAGCACCGCCTAATCTTCGGGACAAATGTCATTGCTAACCGCTATAATTGAATCAGCAACTTTTTGCATGTTTTCAACAACGTTTCCAGCTCGATTATCTGAGAAAAAGAATGTTCCTGCCCATGTATCTCCACTATTAACTGACGCAGAGACCATATCCAAGTAATCAACTGCCATTTTTAAATGATCGTATGCCGTTTCTAATTTTTCAGATTGTTCCACTAATTCTTTATTTGTCATTTTGCATTCTCCTTATTCATGTTAAAATAAGGGAAAGCATATTTTGAATTAATTCCATTCGACCTACTACTCGCCAAAGTAAAGTAGGTCTTTTTTGTATGCTTTCCCATGCGACTGACCTCACATTCCAAAATACCGACGTGGATTCTTGATTAACTTAACCACCACGTTGCCAACAAACGACACAATCATAAACTTGATTACCCATAAAATTATTGTTGCTATCATGAAATCACCTCCTTAAATTTATTCTGCCCCGCTCAAGGCATTAAACTTTGTGTGCTTCTAAGAACTCGTTTGCGTCATCTTGATCAATCCTTTTAACACTACCTATCTGTGTAACTTTAAGCCCCTCTTTAATGTACGAATATAACGTGTTATACGACCCAATATTGAAAAACTTCAACGCTTGCTTGTAATTCATTTGTTTTGGTAATTCATTCTGCATTATTTCTCGCCTCTTTCCATGTATTTCAATGTGCTTGTGCACATTAAAATTATGTATCGCACATTTACATACTACACACCCATTTTTCTTTTGTCAATGTGTGTTTGCACATTGATATTATTAAATGCTATAATTTTGAATGAAGGATGGTGTTCTATATGCTAGCAAACAGATTGAAGGTGCTCCTTGCCGAACGTCAGTTAACTAATAAACAAGTTTCAGATGATACCAAAATATCTAGAAACACAATATCTAATATAATTAATAATCCGGATGCAAATATTGCAACTAACACAATAGATAGGCTATGTAACTATTTAGAGATAGATCCATCTAACTTTTTTGAATATTCTCCCTATCTGATTACATTCGAGTATAAAGTAGGCATTTACGACGAATATGATTCAGATCCCAAAATTGCCCCCTTTGCACTCCTGCATGTGGTCTCTGGTGACACTGAAGATTCATTCAGGTTTATTTATGAGCCTGACGACTATTTAAACTCGAATATTGCAACTCGAGATTATGACGGCTTTGACGAAATATACAGTTGCTTGCCTCTGAGTTTTAAGTCAGATATCATGGACATATTGGTTGGAGGTGCTAAAAAATTTGTTATTGATAAAAGTATTAAACTTGATCATGAATACAAATCTGGAGATACTTTGAAGCTTTTAATTAGAGATATCGGTAAATCCTATCATTACAAATACTTTACTATTTAATCGACTAATTTCTACATAACACTGCCCCGCTCAAGGTACGTTATGGAGGAAATTATAAATGGCAACAATCAAGAAGTATCAGGACAAGGACGGGAATACCCGTTATCAGTTTCAAGTTTATTTAGGTGTTGATCCACTAACGGGAAAAAAGAAAAATACCCGACGCCGTGGATTCAAGACAAAAAAAGAAGCCCAGATTGTGTTATCAAGACTTGAACTTGATATTTACAATCATGGACTACCGACTAAAAACGATAATACAATTTTTGAAGATATTTACCAACTGTGGTTCACACAATATAAACAAACAGTTAAGGAAAGCACTTGGGTAACAACTCAACGGCTGTTCAGGCTTCATATTTTACCAATATTTAGTGATTACCGGATTGCTAAAATATCCATTAAGGATTGTCAAAAAGCCATTAATCAGTGGTTTAATGCTGGTTTGGCCAAGTACCACACTCTAATGAACTACGTTGCCAAGGTGCTTGATTACGCCATCAACATTGACTTAATCAGTGAAAATCCGGCTAAGCGTGTTATTGTACCAGTGAATAAAAACGATCGTTCACGCAAAAATTTAGAGAATTATTTTGATAAGGCTGAATTACAACACTTCTTTGAGTGTCTGAATGATGATGACAATACGCCGCAAGCCAGTGTGTTTTTCCGTTTAGCGGCTTTTACCGGTATGAGAAAATCTGAAATGCTTTGCTTGGAATGGTCTGACATTGATTTTAGCAATCACACTATACGGGTTAATAAAACACAATCCCGTGGTGAGGGTGCCCGTCTGCTGGTACAAGCGCCTAAGACAGCGCGGAGCAATCGGACGGTGTATTTGGATCCCAATACAGTCAAAATATTGCAACGCTGGCAAGTTGATCAAAAAGAATGGCTACTGCGTTTCGGATTCAACATTAATCAGGGTAACCACTATGTGTTTGCCAATGAAAATAACGAAATGTTTCAACCATCTAAGCCACGTAAATGGCTTGAACATACTCTAACTAAATATGACTTGAAGCATGTCACGGTTCACGCATTCCGCCACACTTATGCGACACTTGCATTTGAAGCCCATGCTTCCATCAAGTCAGTACAAGACCAGTTAGGACATTCAAGCTATCGCACGACTTTAGATATTTACACCGCAGTTACTGCCAAGCAAAAAAACGAAGCCACTGAAAAACTGGCTAATTACCTTAATTTTTAA